TTTATCATAGCAGGTGCTATAGTAGCGTACCTAGTTATCTTCAAAGGTGGTTTTGGAGGTGGTGATATTTTAACTAAAATCAAAGGACTCTTTGGATAATGAAAAAAGCACTAACTTTAGAATGGAAAGATTTTTTGTTGGGCGTATTTTTAAGCGCAACTATTTGTATGGGATTCTATATTTTTAGAGGAATGTAATGAACTTAGGTATGCTCGCAATTACCACAGCGTCAATCATGTATTTAGTTGTGTGTACTTCTTGTATAAAACAAAAGGATTATCCACATGCTCTCATGTGGTTTTCCTATGCGATGGCTAATATTGGATTACTATGGTACGAGATCAAAAAGATAAACGGAAACTAGAGGACTTAGCTGCAGAGAGAGCTGTACTATCTGGCTTATGTCAGTACGGTCTCGATGCTCTGTTGGAGTCTGACTATCTTGAAGCGGAACACTTTACAGACGCAACAAATCAGATGCTGTTTAAGTGTGTCAAAAAGTCTCTTCAGGATGTGAACAAGGTAGAGTTATCATCAATTCTTTCTGCCGCTAACCAACTTGGGTTTTATGAAAATTTAAACAACCAAGAAGAGGTAGGGTTTCTAAGGTCTTTGTTCAACTTCCCAATACACAAAGAAAATGTTGGGTTCCACGCCGCAAAATTAGCCAAATTGCAAATTGCCAGAGATGTCAAGAAAACTCTAGCTGTTTGCTCAACTAGAATAGATAAGATAACCGGCGATGAAGATATTAATGATATAATCTCTATTATAGAAACGCCTGTATTAGATGCCACTGCAAAGATATATCAAAGGTCTGATAATAAACCAGAGGTTATTGGCAATGAAGTAGCTGACTATGTTGAGTTTTTATCTGAGAATAAAAGCGACATGCTTGGAATTAGCACAGGCTTTCCAACTTATGATGAGGCTATAGGCGGTGGCTTGCGTAGAAAGTGTGTGGATTTAATTGCTGCAAGGCCAAAGGTTGGTAAGTCGATGTTTGGAGATGCGGTTGCTATGCACGTATCAAAAAACTTGGATATTCCCGTTCTTGTATTAGATACAGAGATGTCCAAAGAAGATCACCTAAACAGGATGCTTGCAAATATTAGTGGTGTAGAGATAAATACAATATCAAGCGGCAAGTTTGCAGACAATGAGCTCAACCTTGAAAAAGTTGAGATGGCGGCAAAGCAGCTTGAGGAAATTCCTTACCACTACGTTAGTATCGCTGGCCAGCCTTTCGAGAATATACTAAGTATTATGCGTAAGTGGATATATCAGGAGGTTGGATTTGATGAGACTGGCAGAACTAAAGATTGCTTAATAGTATATGATTATCTCAAGTTAATGAGCTCTGATAGTATTTCTAATTCTATGCAAGAGTTTCAAGTCTTGGGCTTTCAAATAACACAGCTACACAACTTCTGCGTTAAGTATGATGTCCCCTGTCTAAGCTTTGTACAGCTAAACAGGGATGGTATTACAAAGGAGTCAACAGACGTAGTTTCTGGGTCAGACAGATTAATCTGGCTTTGTACTAGCTTCTCTATATTTAAGATGAAGTCAGATGAGGAAATTGCCGATGATGATGAAGACAATGGTAATAGAAAGTTAGTTCCTATTGTAGCTCGACATGGTGCAGGATTGGACGATGGCGACTATATAAATATGAACATGTTTGGTAAGTTTGGCAAGTTGGTAGAGGGAGAGACTAGAAATGCTCTAAGAAAGAACTCTACCGTCCGAGATAAAGGTTTTGTTTCCGAAGATGGAGAGCAACCAGCAAATATTGAAGATCTCTAATCAGCTATTCTCAAAGCTCCCTGAGCTATTGAAATATCTTGAAATTGATTTTATTGAGTACCCTAACAGATATGCTTTTGCATGTCCAATTCATGGTGGAGACAATCCAGAAGGATGCTGCATTTTTCTAGATGGTAACAGCGTAAAAGGCAACTGGAACTGCTGGACAAATCACTGCGAGTCGGATCACGGTAGAAATCTATTTGGCTTTGTAAAGGGCGTGCTCGCAAATAAGGCTGACGGTAATCCTAATGTATATGAGGCCGTTAAGTTTTGTATGGATTTTCTAGGATTAAGCGAGTCTGAGCTTAAGGACATCAAGAATGTAGATTCCAACAACGACTTAAAGCTGCTTGAAATTTTTCACAGAGACCCAGAAAGATCAACTCCTGCCATAGATAGAGATCTAATTTTACAGGAATTAAACATACCAGCTAGTTATTATATTAACAGAGGCTACAGTGAGGAGACTCTTTCAAAGTTTGATGTGGGACTTTGTAGCAAAAAAAATAAGCCAATGTCTAATAGAGTTGTTGTCCCAATCTATGATGAAGGCTATAATTATATTGGATGTATAGGCCGGACGGTCTACGAAAATATGAAACCTAAATGGCTGCACAGTAGAGGGTTTAGAAAAAGCTCTTACCTGTACGGCCTAAATTTATCTAAAGACAAAATACTAGAAACCGGCACTGCGTTTATAGTTGAGGGGCAGGGAGATGTTTGGCGACTGCACGAAGCGGGCATAGAAAACTGCGTTGGAATATTTGGCGCGAACATGAGCGATGACCAGCTCGTTTTACTAGAAAAAAGTGGAGCATTAAATTTGGTAGTCCTCACAGATTACGATGAAGCTGGACATAGAGCCGCCGAACAGATAATGAAGAAATGTGGTAGGCGATTTAATTATTACAGGCCAGACATATCGCAAAAAGATATTGGCGATATGACAATAGAACAAATAAACAATGAAATACTTGAACAGTTAGAAGGAGTATTAGTATGACTAGAATATTGGCATTTGCTGGGAAAAAACAATCCGGCAAGAATTCATGTTGTTCATTCTTACATGGATACCAAATGAGGTCTTATAATGTAATAGAAGGTTTTGATCTTTCTACAGATGGGCATCTTGTTATAGATACAGTCTCTGTAGACGAAAATGGCGAGAAAAAAACCACAAAGGGCGCCCTTGATGTTACACGCACCGACCTTGAGTTTGGCATGTGGGCGGCAGAGAGCATGTGGCCGTTCATTAAACATTACTCTTTCGCATCATCTCTCAAAGAGATAGCTACTGGTCTTTTTGGATTAACAAAGCCACAGTGCTATGGCACAGATCTGGATAAGAATAGTTTGACTTGGATTAGATGGGAAGATATGCCCGGTTATGAAGGTGAGAACGAAGGTAGAATGAGCGCTAGAGAATTTCTACAGCACTTCGGGACGGATATTTGTCGCAAGATTCATCCAGATATTTGGACTGATAGAACATTGAGAAACATCAGGGAAGAAGAATCCCTACTTGCTGTTGTCTCAGACTGTAGATTTCCCAATGAAGCCGAAGCGGTTCAAAGAGCCGGTGGTAAAGTTATACGACTAACCAGAGGAGATGATTCAGATGACTCGCACTCTAGCGAACTGGAAGTAGACAATATAAAATACGATGCTGTGATTGATAATAAAGATCTCAGTCTTCTCGAAACGAATAAAGAAGTTATTTCTCTCTTAGAAGAATGGGGTTGGTTGGGAGATGTGATACAGCCCGCAGTGCCGGAGCCAGTTGAGGACAAAGCTCAGCTTGTTGGTGGCATCAAGAAAATCAAGGAATAAATATGTTAGTTACATACATACGTAGCTCCAGTTACAACAACTTTGAATATTGTCAAATGCAGTACTTTATGACTTATGTTTTAGGTCATCAAAGTGTGTCCGGCAAGAAAGCTCAGTTGGGAACTGTCGTCCATAAAGTTATGGAGGTTCTAGCTGGCTGTAAAAAGCTACACCAAGACAAGGCCGAGCTATTGCTTGAGGATGACGCTATCGGAGAGGTCGAGTTTACTAAACGTAGACTCGGAACAAAGAAATTTGTAAACGAAATCCTTAAGCGTAGCTACGACCACTACACATCTAATTGCACTCATCATTACACTAATGCCGACTATAAGTTTTGCGATAAAACGACTTGGGAAGCGTTGACTTATGAAGATGGAAACTTTGATCCTCGCAACAGAAATATCGTAGCGGCTGAGCCACAATTTGATATTGCTATAGAAGAGGACTGGGCCAAATATGAGTACGATATGCCAGACGGAACTACGGTTGAGGGTCGGTTAGCTATTAAAGGTACTATTGACTTAGTGACCGAAGTTGATGACGGAGTTATCGAAGTTATCGACTGGAAGACAGGGCGCAGGCTTAACTGGGCTACAGGAGAAGAGAAGACTTATGAGAAGCTGTGTAAAGACCCACAATTAATGCTGTATCACTATGCAATTTCTAAACTTTTCCCTGAATATGAAGACGCGATTATGTCGATATACTTCATTAGAGACGGTGGGCCGTTTAGTATTTGCTTTGAGGAAAGCGACAGACAGAAGTTCTTGGGGATGCTAAAGGACAGGTTTGAAGAAATCAAGAAAACAACTAAGCCAAGGTTGCTTTCTAGGAATCAGTCTCACTGGAAGTGTCAAAAACTTTGTGATTTCTGCAAGAAAGACTGGCCCGGAACTAATGAGAGCATGTGTAGACATGTAAGTAATCACTTGGAGCAGTTTGGTATGTTAGACACAATACAAGAATGCACAAGAGAAGGTTTTGATGTTGGATATTATGAGGCACCGGGATAAAAGGAGATTTAAAATGAAATATTACTATGAAGACTTAGATGGATTTTGGGGAGAACTCGATGCGTCTTTTTACAGCAAGATGGTAAAAAGGTTCAACAGCGGCTCTCACTTTGTGGAGGTGGGTTCCTTTAAAGGTAAAAGCTCGTCATGTATGGCAGAAGAGATTATTAATAGCGGCAAAGACATAAGATTCGATTGTGTTGACACATGGGAGGGTTCTGAAGAGCATTATAAAGGAGGTGTCGCAGAAGACAATAATGTGGTTACTGGTGACTTGTTTCAGGTGTTTCTGAAGAACATAGAACCGTTTTTAGATGTAATCAACCCATTCAGACTCCCGTCAAAAGAAGCCTCTAAACTCTACGATGAAGAATCGCTCGATTTTGTTTTTATTGATGCTGCACATGACATGAGAAATGTCTTAACGGACGTAAGGAGCTGGGCCCCAAAGGTCAAGAAAGGTGGAATAATAGCCGGACATGATTACGGAGGCGGTCACACAGGTGTTACCGACGCTGTTGACCTATATTTTAGAGATATTTTGCAAGTTGAGGTGCAGGTTTTTGAAGAATCTAGCTGCTGGTTTATTGAGAAGAATTTTGATAACCCTACCGAAGACAGGATTGATGAAGTCTGGAAGGAAAGATTGAGAGCTTGTGGCGAACTAATGAAAATTAGCACTCTGATTGAAATTAAAAGCATAGAAGAGATGAAAAGGGAAAAAGAGAAAAAGAAAAAAGAAAGAATAATTCTATGGAAGGCCGAGGATAATGATTGAAGTACAAATTACAGAAGAAATGAAGAAGCGAGCTTGGGCTAAGTCTAGAGAGATGGGTGTAATACGCAACTCCATCATGAAGGGCGGCGGAAAT